TTGATAGTAACTTAACGGTTACAAGTAATTTAACTGTCTCAAATGATGCAACAGTATCAAACGATTTAACTGTAGGAGGAAATGTATCATTTAGTGGTTCTCTTACAGGAAATCTTGGAATTACAACGGTTTCAAGACTTGGAATTGCTACAGATACTCTTACTGGTAACTCGTATGAATTATTTGTTGGTGGAGATCCTTTATTTGGTGATGGTGTTGCCGTCACTGGAACTGGAGTAAGAGCATCTGGAACTATTCAAGGATCCAATCTTATTGCTACAAACGCTACGATTAATAATATTAATAGTAGTGGTATCATAACAGCAGCGACTTTTACTGGAAACTTAACAGGAACCGCAACAACAGCAACAAGTGTAGTTGGTGGTATTGCAACTGTAAGCACTTTAAATGTTTCTGGAAATTCAACTCTTGGTGTTACTTCAACTACTCAATTAATAGCACAAAGTCTTGATGTTTTTGGCAATATTGTAGCAACATCTTTCTTTGGTGATGGATCTGGACTTACTGGAGTTGTTGGATCTGGATCTGGAGTTGTAATCAAAGATTCTGGATCTACGGTTGGAACTGCTGGAACTATTGATTTTGGTGATAACCTAACGGTTTCCCCTATTTCTGCAGGTATTGTTACAGTAACTGCAACTGGTGGTGGAGGTTCTTCACAATGGGTGACAACAAACGCCGGTATTCATACACTCTCTAATGTTGGTGTAGGAACTACAAATCCAAGATTTGCTTTAGAAGTTGGTAGTGTAGGTGCATCGGGAACTTCACTTTATGTCAATGGTGATGTAAGAGTCACTGGTATTCTTACAGTGGGATCTTCATCAATCACACTTGATGGATCATTAAACACAATAACAGTCGGATCTGGCGTTACTATTGATGGTAATGCAGGAATAATTAGCGCAACATCAATTATTATTGGAGGATCTGCAATTACTGGTGTTGGAGTAACTTCAATTACTGCTGGTTCTGGTATTTCCGTTAATCAATCAACAGGAAATGTAACGATCACTGCAACTGGTGGTGGAGGTGGTATCTCTGGAATTGATGTAAAAGATGATGGTTCTAGTGTAGGAGTAGCGACTGCGATTAACTTTGGAACTGGTCTTTCAGTATTAACGGTATCTGCAGGTATTGCCACAATAACTTCTATTCCGACAAATAATTTTTATAGTGGTGGAATTGTAGTAGGAGTTACTACACTAACATCATTAAATAAAAATCAGTTAATTCCAGTTTCAACAGCAAGTTCTATAACAATTTATCTTCCAGCAGGATCTGGATTAGATGCTGGTGATGGATTTACAATCGTCGATGTTGGTTCTAGTGAAACAAGTTCTGGAAATGCTGCAACATACAATATTACTATTACTCCTAATGGTTCGGATAGAATTTTAGGAGGTTCTGGTCCACTTGTAATTGATGAGAATGGTGCTTCAGTCAAGTTAGTTTGGATGGGAAGTACTTATGATTGGAGGATTGTCTGATGGTTCTTAGATTATCAGAATTAAATTCCAGTAGAGAAGAATTTACTAGTCCCAAAGTTGGATTTATAACTTCCACATTTAATATTTCAATTTCTACTTTTTTTGTTGGATTTGGCACATTTCAAACTTTTAAATTTGATGCAGGATGTCTAGGATCAGATGATAATATCTATTATGGACCAGTAGATTACACAACACCATATATTTTAAAATTAGACACCAAAACAGGAATAGCAACATCTCTTGTTGATATTCCAAATGTTAATGTTACCATAGGTTCAACATTATATATTTCAGGAGCACAATTTGGTGGATTGGTGTGTGGTAAAGATGGAAATTTGTATAGTATTCCATTAAATGAAAGATATGTTTCAAAAATAGATCCAATCACAGGAACTCGTACACTTTTTAGTGAAAATTTTAAAGGTCATCAAGATTATCCAGATTCCAATGATCCAAATTGGTCTACATATAATTCTAAATGGTATGGAGCGTGTTTAGCACCAAATGGAAAAATTTATGGAATTCCATATGGTTATACAAAAGTTTTATCAGTAAATCCGCAAACAGGTACTGCTTCTACAACCGAAGTTTCTGGTACATTCTCAACTGGACTAAAGTGGGTTGGAGGTGTACTAGGTCCTGATGGAAATATATACGGAATACCATATTTTTCCACTACTGTTTTAAAAATAAATCCAGTAACTAATACTACAACTACTTTTGGATCAGTTAGTGGTGGATGGGTAGGTGGATGCTTAGCTCCAAACGGAAAAATATATGCTGTTCCATATTACTCAGGATCCTCAAGATCAATTTTAAAAATTGATCCAATAGCAGGAACGGCAACTACCTTTGGAAGTATATCTACAGCAACATTCACACAAAATAGTGGATGGAATGGTGCATGTCTTGCGCCCAATGGAAAAATATATTCTGCACCATATGGTGGAACTGGAATATTAGAAATTAATCCAGAAAATGATACTGTAAGTGTTATTGGTATTGGTAGTTTACCTCCTCTGGGTCAATATACAAACACTGCAGCAAGATGGGGTCCTTTTATTTTATCGCCAGATGGAAAAATGTATGCTCCACCATTTGGTGAAACAAAAATATTAGTTTTTGGAGAAACTTCAATTCAAGAACCTGCAGATTGGTTATTAAGTCCATATCAAAATAAAGGATATTAAGATATGACTATCAAACTATCAGCACTTAGAAAAAGAAATCAATTTAAAAAGAGATTGTCAGCACCTCAAGTTGGAGTTACAAAAACTTTTGGAAGTTTTGACGGTACAATAGCAAAATGGGTTGGAGGTTGCATTGCTGGAGATGGTAATATCTATGGAGCACCTTATAATTCAAATTCGATTTTAAAAATAGATCCAATAGTAGAAACTGCTACTACCATTTCCGCACCAGTTCCAGATGCTTCTGGAAATTATAGAGGAATAGTATGTGCTCAAAATAAAAAATTATACTTAATACCAACCAATAGAACTCTTAGTGGTGGAGATCCTACGGATACAAATATTCTAGAATTTGATCCAAAAAATAATTCATATAAGTTTATTACTAGTTCGGTTGCTGGTAATTGGTATGGTGGAGTTCTTGCAAACAATGGAAAGATTTATGGAATTCCATTTGCTGAAAATTCAGTTCTAGAAATAAACCCATCAACAGGAACTGCTACTACATTTACCTCCCCTTCATCTGGATTTGTTGGTGGAGTTCTTGCTTCAAATGGAAAAATCTATGGAATTCCTTTTAATGCTAGAACAGTTTTGGAGATAGATCCTAATACTGGAACTGCAACTACTTTTGGAAGTCTATCCTCAGGGAATAAATGGGCACACGGAGTTCTTGCCAATAATGGAAAGATTTATGGAATTCCATATGACACCAATTCCGTTCTAGAAATAGATCCAATTTATAAAACAGTAAGCACATTTGGAGAATCATCGGATGTTTGGTTATATAATTTTGCCGGTTGGTCAGATGGAGTGCTTGGTCCAGATGGAAACATTTATGGAATACCTTCTGGAGATACAAGTATCTTAAAAATAGATCCAATTAATAAAACATTACAACTTACTAATACTGCTGGAATTCAAACTTACAATGGTGCAGTATGTGCTCCTAATGGAAACATTTATACTATTCCTGGTTATGAAAGATCGGTTCTTTCCATTGGTGTAAGTGCTGCAAATAAATCTCCAGAATGGGTTACAAAACCTTACGAAGTCTTTCCAAGGTGTGGGTTTACGACAGTTTTAGACACTGTAGGAATTGCTACAGCATCAAATCAATACTTTGGAGGATGTTTAGCAATTGACGGAAACATTTATGCAATGCCTTATGGGACAAATAATATTTTAAAAATAAATCCAAATACAGAAACTATAACACAAGAATCAAATATTCCATCAACAATTGGTTTTTCTGGTGCAGGTTTTCAATCAACTATAGCATTAAAAGATGGAAGAATTTGTGGGGTTCCTTATTATGCAAACAATGTTATTTTTTATGATCCAAAGACAAAAGAATATACAACTTCAAATACAGTAAATGGTCAATGGGTTTCAGGTGTTCTTGCAGAAAATGGAAAAATTTATTGTCCTGGATTTAGATCAAAAAGAATATTAGTGGTTGATCCTGTAGCAGGAACTGCTAGTACATCTGTGTTTTCTCCAGTTGGATCTGCAGACGATCCATATTCAGATCCAACAAATTGGGCAGGATCGGTTCTTGCTCCAAATGGAAAAATTTATGGAGTTCCTTCAGGTTCTACAAGTGTTTTAGAAATAGATCCTGTTTTAGGGATTACATCAACATTTGGTTCACTTAGTTCATCAAATTACAAATGGTGGAGTGGTGTTCTTGCGCCAAATGGAAAAATATATTGTGCGCCAGATGCAGCAACAACGATCTTAAAAATAGATCCTATTGCTAGAACTGCAACCACTTTTGGCAATACTTTATCAGTTATTTCTGCAAATGAATACATTTATTTCAGTATTTTGGGATCAGATGGAAAAATTTATTATACTCTTTACGACTCAAATAAAATTTTAAGATTAGATCCAGATACTGAGCAACTTTCAGTTTACACTACTTTAGGTGAATATGCAAGTTTTGGATCTGCAGTCTTAGCGCCGAATGGAAATATCTATACAATTCCTGCCGGAGTCGGAATCAGTACTATTAGAGCAAAAGTTGTTTCCATAGGAACAACTCAGAATCACGCACCAGCAAATTGGATGCTTTCTCCACATACTAATAGAACAGTCTAAATACAAAATAAAGAGGTAATTATGATTTTATATCCATTAACACAAGAGGAAAGAGATCAGTTGGTAGCGTTAAATCATACTGATGCTTGTTGGGCTGCTTGTAGGTATGGTACTCCAAATGAAGGCCCAAATTGTGTTTGTATTGAACAAGATACTTTAGATAATCCAGCATTTGCCGCACACAAAGCACTATTTGATACTTTTCCTCCAAGAGATTCTGTTGATTATACTCCTCAAGAATCAAATCAACCCTTTGGTCTCAGAAGACCTTTATGATAACCTCTTGACACTCTACTAAAAACCCTGTAGACTACCTTTGTCCTGGTTGAAGATAAGAATCTAAGATCTTAAAGGACACTTAAGAGACCGTCCACTGAATCGCATCAGGGGCGGTCTTCTGCTATAATAGTCTCATACGCAATGAACCCAGTGATTCAACTCCGACCTCACCAGCAACGCGGTCTTGATGCGATGCTCAAGTATCGTATTGGTCAACTGATCATGCCGACTGGTGCTGGTAAGACTCCCACAATGATCTTTGATTGTCTGCGTGAGTTTGAGAAAGACATTCCACAGACGATTGTAGTGGTTGCTCCTCGTATCATGCTTGCTGAGCAGTTGTCTGCTGAGTTTCTTGAACATATCATCAATGTCAATGTTCTTCATGTGCATAGTGGTGAGACATCTCATTACAGCACTACAAGTCCTAACAGGATCTTTGCTTGGAACTATCATAACAAAGGTCATAAACTGATCTTCACCACCTATAACTCTCTGCAGCGTCTACAACAGGCAGATATTCATATTGATACCATCTACTTTGATGAAGCACACAATAGCGTTAAGAGTCACTTTTTCCCTGCTACAAAGCATTTTTCTGCAACTGCAAAACGCTGCTATTTCTTTACGGCAACTCCAAAGCATTCTGCTACGATTTCTAAACCTGGTATGAATGATGGATCTGTGTATGGTCAAGTGATCTGCAATGTTCCTGCTCCTGAATTGGTTCATGGTGGATTCATTGTTCCTCCTCAGGTTTGTGTCAGTCAGATCAATGCGATTCGTGATAAAGATGATGCAGCAGAGCGTGATTGCATGACTCTTCTGGATACAATTCTCAATGAAGACAACATGCAGAAGGTTCTGGTAGCAGCGCCCAATACCAAAGTGTTGATTCGGATGCTTGCGGAGACTGACTTTATGACTGAAGTTCAGTCTCATGGTTATGATGTACTGTGGGTGACTGCCAAGTATGGTGCATTCATCAACAATCAAAAGGTTTCCCGTGAAGTATTCTTTGACACTCTGACTGCATGGGGTAAGGATCCTGCAAAGAAGTTCATCATTCTTCACTACAGTATTCTGTCTGAAGGTATCAACTGCCCAGGATTGACCTCCTGTGTCCTCATGAGGAACATGGATTACATTGCTATGGCACAGACCATCGGTAGAGTGATTCGCCTTCATCCAGACGATTCTAAGCGCCTCTCAGAGGGGACTCTGACTCCTGGTAAAACGGAAGACTATGTGAAGTCCTATGGTTTCATCCATGTTCCCGTGTATAGTAATGTTGGCATCGCAACTGCCAAACGCCTGCAGAGCGTCGCTGAGACAATCTTTGTTCAAGGTGAACCTGCAATCTCCACCATCAAACGCTGAGGTATTTTAGTTATGAAACATCGTGTCACCTGTATGGTTAGTGGTCAAACATTCTATGTTGAATGCTATGCTCGCAATCGTCAAGAGGCAATTCAAGTTGCTCTTGCACAATACCCAAATGCCCGTGTGATGTCCTCTACGATTGTATAATAATGAATACTCAAAATGAAGGGATTCTAAATCCAAAACCAGGAGACCCTAACGGATATGTGACTAAGAATGGAGAATGGGCAGCAGTTCCCTGGGGAAAGAAGTTTGTAATTCTCCATAACGGTCAGCAGGTTCATACTGCTAACAACTTTAAGTCCGCAAAAACCTACATCCAAA